GATCACAGGCGATGGCGAGGTAGGGAAGAGCTTGGTGGCCGCAGATTTATCTGCTCGTTTGGCCAAGGCTGGCAAGTGGCCAGATGGCACTCCGTGTTCGGGCGGCAAGGTTCTGTACATTGACGGCGGAGAAGAAAGCTTTGCTTCTGAGGTAACGCCACGCCTAGATGCCTGCGGGGCCCCGGCAGGCATGGTGAGGCTTGCCAAGGCACGTGACTTGCCAGACGACCCCGAGCGCGTGCTGTCTGGCTTTACAATGGCCGTGGTGTCTCCTGTTGGCTGCCTCCTGCCCGAGGACGCCCCAGAGGCGGCTGAGAACAGCAACAAGTACGTTCGAACGATCATGTACCCATGGCTTGAAGCTGCTGAGAAGGTAGGGTGCTGTCTGCTGGGCATAGCCCATCCCAACAAGAAAACCGACAGTTCCCCGAGATACAGAGTGCTTGGGTCGGTGGCGTGGACCAACCTGCCTAGAGTGGCCCACTACCTGATAAAGGACAAGCATTCTGAGGACGAGAAGAACCCAGATCGCTTGCTCTTCCCAGACAAAGGCAACATAGGCATCAAGCCTGATGGCCTAAGGTTTGTGGTGAAATACGAGGGCCCATTGAGGGGGTCGATAAGGCCGGAATGGCTAGGGACAACAGGGAAAACCCTCGACGAAGCCAGCATCGCTCAGAGCCAAGCTGCGAAGAAATCGGCCGCTAAGTGGCTGGAGGGCTTCCTGCTGGAGAAAATAGAAGTTCAGGCCAGCGTCGCTCAGCAGGAAGGTCAGGGACTTGGGTACGGGGCAGATGCGATCAGAAAGGCGATGCGACGCATGAGCGACGATGGATTTGCGCACGCTAAAAAGCGTGGCTTTGGGGAAACAGGCGAATGGTGGTGGACATTGGGAGCGTGAAAAGGCCGGGAGCCTAAGAAGGACATTTAGCGTGGGAGAAAGAAAGTGTCCTTCTTAGAGAAAACTACATATTTGTACATACAGCCTCGCGCGTAGAAAGGTAAGGTGTATGTCCTTGTTATTATTATTTATTCTCTCTTAGCACTTTTGTCCCAGTACCCCCCTTTTCCTAAGGAGGACATTTATCTCTAAGAAGGACACTTTCTCTCCCACGGACGGTGTCCTTCTAACGTGGCGATATGAGATATTCTACCGCTGGTGTACAGTTTGATGATGAAATCGGTGGATAAGTGGATGGTTAACCCAACAAACCCTAGAAGCTTGGTTCGCTTTGTGCCTGATGAGCAGGCTTACGGAGAGCCAGATGTGCGTTGGCTGAGGCGCCAAGCACACAGGTGTTACCTAACTGCAATAGGCGATTTGCCGTCAGCAGACATCAAAATGCGCCCAAACATCCGAGACGCCCTCAGGGCCCTAGAGATCATCGAGCGTGTCTACGGCTTGGCTCCGAGGATCGCTGCCGGCGCAGAACCCAAGCTTCTAACCGACAATGAGCTTGGCGATTTGGCTCAGCAGCTTCTGAGGCTAAACGGAGCAAAATGAGGACAAACTAGGCGTACAGAAATCCTGTCAGAAAATCGCGGGAATGAATTGAGCCATTTCAACGACTTATCATCGCCTCTTTTGCCGTACAGAAAGCTGAGGCTTTTGGAACACTTCTGTGGACACTGAACTTCATAACGAGGTAGCCAGGGAGATCGAGTTCCGCATCGGCCTCAGAGAATCATTCGAGGCGTGGTGCCGCTACGTCCTACAGACTACTTACGGTCAACAGCCAGCACGCCACCACATTGAAATAATCAAAGCATTACAAGATGTTGCAGACGGAACGTCGAAGCGCCTTATCCTCTTGCTGCCGCCTGGCAGCGGCAAAAGCACCTACAGCAGCGACCTGTTCCCAGGCTGGTATCTGTCCAGACACCCCGATGCCAGCCTGATAAGCGCCTCCAACACCTCCGATCTCGCCCAAGCGTTCAGCCGGCGCGTTCGAGGCCGCATCCGTGAACACGAGCGCATACTGGGTTACCACCTGACACGAGAGGCAGAAGAGCTATGGCAGACGAATTTGGGCGGTCAGTACCGAGCCGTTGGCGTTGGTGGTGCGATCACTGGATTCAGGGCCGATGGTGTGCTCATCGACGACCCGATCAAGAGCCGCGAGCAGGCGGACAGCGATACTCAGCGCGAGAAGCTATGGCAATGGTGGCAGGACGAGTTGATGACCCGCCTCAAACCAGACGCGTGGGTTGTGATCATCCAAACTCCATGGCACGAAGATGACCTTGTGGGCCGCCTGAGGGCTAGAGAAGGCCAAGGATGGCATGTGGTGGCAATGCCGGCGCAAAGTACCGGGGATGGCGATCATCTCAACAGGGAAGCCGGAGAATGGCTGTGGGGGGATGATTCCTATGGATACGCCGCTGAGATCGAGGCCCGGCGTCCCTTCATAGACAGCCGAACGTGGAACAGCCTATACCAACTGAATCCAACCCCGGACGAGGGTGACTACTGGCGGAAGGACTGGCTCAGAGCCTACAGCGATCCCCCAAAGCACCTTCGCTGCTACGGCGCCAGCGACTACGCGGTCACAGACAACGGCGGTGACTACACCGTTCACGTCGTTGTCGGGGTTGACCCAATAGGCGACATGTATCTCCTAGACCTTTGGCGAGACAGGACTACCAGCGACCAGTGGGTAGAGGCGCTGGTCGAGATGCTCGGAAGATGGCGCCCGCTCGAATGGGCTGAGGAGAGCGGGCAGATCACAAGCGCTGTAGGACCGCTTATCCGTCGTAGGATGATCGAAACGAACACGACGACGTTCCGTAGATCATTCGCATCAAGGGCAGACAAGGCAGTCAGAGCGCAGAGCATGCGCGGCCGGATGGCGGTTAGGGGGCTTTACTGCCCGAAGTCAGAGCAGTGGTATCCCGCTTTCGAGAGCGAGCTTCTCCACTGCTGGGCAGGCTTACACGATGATCAGGCGGACGCTATCGGCCTGATCGGACAACTCCTCGACCACGTTCTGCCGGCAGAACAGCCGAGAGGGGCTCGACCAACGAGGCCAATAATAGAACCAATGCACGGCGGCGCCATCATAGACATGAAGCAAATCCTTGACAAGCGCATCAGGGCAGCAAAAAGGGCCACGTAGGTGGCCCTTGCTGTGCAGTGTCGTGCAGTGAAGTGCCGTTATGTGTCGTGCAGTGATGTTTCTTGAGATTACTTAGACCACACTATCTTTTCAACAGCAAATCTTCCATTCGTGCCGCCGTTCTCCGGCCGGAACTGACCAACACCGACGAAGACACCCGATTGCAGCAGGACTCGTTCGAAAATCTCATCTGTGATCTCGCCAGCAAGGATGTGATAACTAACAACCCCCCTCCACTGGTCAACTGTCGGAAAGAACCGCCACACCCTCTTGCCGCTGCCTCGACGACCGTCTGAATTGGCGAACACGCGCTGCCTGCGTACGGTGTCTCTCGTCGCGTCTAGAACCGGCCCTTCAAGAACCTGCACTCCGTTCTCGAAAAACTTGGTGTACGTCGCCTTACCCCTGCCGGGAATTTGAATGCTAAGTTGCTTGGCGGCAGACGCGATGGAAAACTTAAACGCCATCGGCGGGATGAAGACGTGGCCATCAGCGGTGCAATGGCAGCGATCTCTCCATGTGCGCTCCTCATAGCTTTCGGCCGTCTCCTTAGGCAGATGAGGGGTTTCGTGGTTTCTGCTCCCCGCGTACGGGGAAGTTCCTAAAAGGGATGCTGTGGCTGTTTTCATGAGTTTGCTCCATTTTCAGTGTGTTGTGTCGTGCAGTGTTGTGTCGTGATGTGATGTGCCGATTGAGTTTTTGTGCCCACAAAAAAAACAGTTGCGGATGAGAATGTCAAGTGATAAAAATGGTGCATCTTTTATGAGGAGAATTCGAAATGGAACGAACCACGTCATTAGACACCCAATCTGCTAGCCTCGCCGAACTTCTGCGGACCGCGCAAGTCGGTGATGTTGTAGGGTTCGACGACATGAGCCGGAAGATAGGCGCGGATGTTCGTAAGCGCCGCTACGTGATGAAAAAGGCGCTAACCGCCCTCATCGAAGAGGAAGGCATCAGATTTGTATCAGTGTTCAATGTGGGGCTTAAGCGCACGAACATGAGTGATATCATAGGCATCTCTGACCGCGCTCTAAGGAAAATCCGCATGGCAGCAATTAACGCCAACAATCGCATCTGCCTGCAGGTTGAGTCGGAGAGAGGCATCGATGACAGCGCGCTCTTAGCGCTTAACGCAAGGCGCAGCCTTTTCGGAGCAATCGAGGCCCTGGCAACCATCAAGAACGTGAAAAAGATCGAAGATGTCGCAGCCTGCGACGTCCTGCCATACGGCAGAGTTATTGATATTACAATGTAACAGCGCTTCCAATCACCTCATTACACGACACGAGACGAGTTACTGTGATGGAAAACGTTATAAGCTTCGTCGAAGCAAGAAGATCAAGGCCAATCCCGGCAAGGCAGCTTAACGCTGCCGATCGCCATGCGATCGAGGTTACCGGAGACTGCGGAGATGAGAACTGCTACGTCTTCGCGATCGAAAAGCGCAAGCATCCACGCTCTAAATCTTGGACGTGGGTCCGCTTCAAGCGCCTTGCAGGCCCAGTCTCGTACTTCACTGCTCTTATCGAGGCGCGCAAGTGGTGCGCGAAGATGGACCTTCCACGCCTGCCGTAGAGGAACCGAGAGATGGACTTTATAAGATCAACCCTCAGGTGGCACATTGCGGTGAACAAAGCTCAAACTCTTGGGATCGAGGTCGAGGGGCACACTGACGAAGATGACTGCTACGTCTTCGCGCTTGAAAGCCACGCACAGACAGGCAAGTACCACCCGAAATGGGTGCGATCAAAGCAGATTGCCGGCCCCGTCTCGTACCTTGCTGCTCTCACAGCGGCGCGGAAGTATGCATCCGAAATGGACCTGCCAACCCTACCGTAAGAAAATGCGCACAAGAAAACCATTATTTCGCATCCTAGGCTGCGTTGTCTCACTTTTGAGTGCGCTTGCAGTCATTGGCTTGGTTGTGGCGTTTGCTTGGAGTGTCATAAAATGATGCAAGACCCTTTCGCAATCCTGGAAATCTCAGCAGAGATGGATAAGCTCATTGGGGTGCGGTACGTCTGCCTTGGCGACAATTGCGATTGGATCGGATATACGCTAATGAACGGTGTGTGCCCCTGTTGTTGTGGGCATGTCGTTGACCGCTGGGAAGCCCACGCCGTTCGGATAGGAAGCCAAAATAGTGCCTGATCAGGTCGCCTCTGTTGACACAAGGGAAGATATCGGCGGCGACGATAGGGCGACCGTCCGATATTGGATGGCCGAGATCGAGAACGCCAAGCGCGTGTTCAGGCCGTGGTGGAAAGAGGCGGACAGGATCGTTGCAAAGTACCGCGATGACGCCGATCGCAAGCGGAACGGCAGCCAGTTCCCGATTATGTCTTCGAATGTAAATCTTCAGCGCCAAGCGGTCTACAACTCGCCTCCCATCCCAGATATTAGGCGCAGGTATGGCGGTCCTGGCAATCCTGTAGAGAGGGATGCGGCGAACGTCCTAAGCCGGGCGATCTCGATCAGCCTCGACAACTGGTCTTTCGACGTAGCGATCGAAGATGCCGTCATGGACATGCTACTGGGCGGTCGAGGCGTGGTGCGCATCAGGCACGAGCCGACGATGGACGAAGCCGGCGAGCCTGTTTGGTACGAATGCAAGGCCGAGCGCGTGCCGTACAAGGACTTCCTGCATCAGCCTGAAAAGGATTGGCAGAGGGTCAACTGGCTGGCTTTCTCTCACTACCTCGATCGCGAGCAAATCCGCGAGCTTTCCCCCAAAAATGGCGACAAGGTAAAGCTTAACTACTCGGCAAGCACGGAGGAGCCGGGCGGTTGGGGGAAAAAGAACCAAGAAGAGCGCGACGTCTTCAAGCGCGCACTCGTCTATGAGATTTGGGATCGCCGCAAGAAGGAAGTTCTCTTCATCGCAGACAGTTGGCGCATGGCGCCGCTGAAGATCGAGAGCGATCCGCTCGGATTGGCGGAGTTCTATCCGTGTCCTCGACCAATTTATGCCGATCGCGAGCCCGACAGCCTAATCCCGCTCTCCGACTACCGGCTCTATGAGGACCAAGCTGAAGAGCTTCAGCAGATCACCTCCCGCATCAGGGTCCTTGTCTCAGCGCTACGATTCAAGGGCGTGCAGTCGCTGCCGCTCAACATCGGTGAGATGCTGGAAAATGCCGAAGATGGCGACCTTGTGCCAGTCACGCCGGTCGATCCGACAGCAGACTTGAGCAAATTCATCTGGTTTTGGCCTGTCGAGCGCATCGCCGAGGTGCTGTCCGGGCTGTACGTGCAACGCGAGCAGGTCAAGCAGACTATCTATGAAATCACCGGTCTCTCAGACATCATCCGCGGCACGACGGACCCGAACGAAACTCTTGGCGCTCAGCGCATCAAGGCGCAGAACGCTACGGGACGTCTCGCCGAAAAGCAGAGAAACACCGCAAAGCTCATCAGGGAGATTCTTCGCGTCAAGGCTGAGCTTATCGCCGAGCACTGGACCCCGGAAATTATGAGCGCTGCGACCGGTGTGATGGTGACGCCCGAAGTCTCGGCTTTGCTGTCGTCCGACCAGATGCGGCTGTGGCGCATCGACATCGAGACTGACAGCACAGTGCAGGCAGATCTCAGCGATGCGAGGGAAAACGTAGGCCAACTGATCCAAGGCATGGCTGGATTCACTCAGGCGATCGGACCAGCGGTGCAGGCAGGCATGATGACTGGCGCTGAGGCAACACGCCTCCTATCAGCGTTTACGGCACCGTTCAGGCTAGGCAGACAAGCTGAGTTGGTCTTCGACGAGATAGCCGCAAGAAATGAGGAGCAGTCCCAACAGCAGCAGGCGTCCCAACAGCCAGATACGGCACGGCAGGAAGCGGAGATGAGCGCACAGAACGACAAAGAGCGCATGATGCTCGAACACCAGCGCGAGACGCAGCGCCTTCAGTTGGAGGGCGCAAAAACTCAGGCTGAGATCGCTCGCGAGGATAGGAGGCTCGCCCTTGAGGAGCAACGTACCGCAGCAGATCATCGCCTAAACGCTCGCAAGATGCAGATGGACGAGAGCGCCATGACCGGCCAGCCTTTCATGGACCCGAACATGGAAATGATGAAGCAAGCTATGATGATGCTGGCTCAAGGACAGGACGCACTCTCTCAACGGCAGTCAGATGGAACTGCAGCCATAGGGCAGATAATCTCAGACGCCTTCGGCCAGCTTGCCGCTGCGCTTGGTCAGCTATCCGCCAAGAGCGATGCTCAGCTTACGGCAGCCGTGCACAATCAAACTATGCTTTCGCAACAGCAATTCGAGGCTATCACGAAGCTAGCTAAATCGACGCAGCAGGTTGCGGCGGCCGTCACGGCACCGCGTTCGGTCACCATCACCCGCGATGAAAGCGGCAAGGTCACCGGCGGGCAGTCCAAGATCAGGGTGAACTGATGGCGGTCGTCTTCGACAGCACCGGAACGGTGTCTGACGTAGCGGGCGATGTCAATCTCGCCCCTACTGCGCCAGCGACCGTCAACAGCGGCGATCTGCTAATCTGCCAGATAGCGCACCAGAATAACGCGACGCAGCTTTCAGCGACATACACTCCACCGTCTGGGTGGACTTTGGTGCATTCTGCGACGCAGAACAGCACCCGCCTGCTGATCTACAACAAAGACACCGTAGATGGCACGGAAGATGGCGCCACTTTCACGTGGACCGTAGGCAGCGGCCTATCGACGGTTGGTCACAACGCGGCTATCCATCGCTTCACGGGCAACGACGGCGGGCTTATATCTCATTCCTCAGGCTCAGGAAATAGCGCCATCATCGCCGATAGCGATGTGGTGGTCGCCAACAATGGCTCGCTGGCGGTAAACTTCATCTGCCATGACAGCGGCTCTCCAGCAGACCACATTGTGAGCGATGCGACGTGGACAGACCGCTTCAGTTACTTCACGAGCCGGCCTACCATCTTCCTGGTCGACCACGCGACGCCCACGGCGGCGACTATCGGTGGCTCGACGTGGACAACGGTCGGCAGCACAACAGGACCGTGGATTTGCCACGGATATGAGATAAAAGAAGCTGCGGCAGCAGGAGGCTCCCCAATACACGTATTGGGCCAGGCGACGTTCTCCGGTGATAGTGTCTCCTTCTGTTTGTAAAGGGAAAAGCACACGATGGCCATCGACTTCATCACAATAGACACCAGCACCACGACGGCGAAGTTCGCGACCGATCTTATCCGCTTTAAGGATGTGCTCCGCGATGTTATCGAGCGTGCCGACAAACTCCGCGGCATCATGGACCACCTGAACAACGGCGCCGACTTCACTCAGATCGAGCAGAAGTTTGGCCTTGCGGTTGGTCAGGGCACAACGATCAACACCTTCATCACCAACTGCCGCTCTGCGGTGCGTTCGGCCTCGACGCTGGAATTTATCGATAGGGTTGGATGATGAAATTCGATTTTGCCGTATTTACGACTGACGGCGACACGACGACGCTGCCCATGCCGGTCAGCATGGAAAGGGTTGAGCGTGTGGCTAAGGGGGAGACCCACTTCACGGCTGTTGAAGATTATGCCATCGCTAGATGGATGATCGAAATCTCCAAGATACTGGCTCTTAAGTAATGGCTGAAGCCACCGCCTTTCGCAACAACGCCACTGACTACCCGATTTACGGGTGTCCGTATACGATCGTATTTCCATTTAGAGATGCTGACGGAGACCTTGTTACCGGCGCGTCAACTCCGGATGCCGAGATAAGCAAGAATGGTGACACGGCGGCCGATTGCACCAATGAAAGCACGGAAATTGCTACTGGAACAGGCGCGTATTACCTGAGTTTGACGTCTACCGAGCTAACCACAAACTGCGCAGTGGTATACGGGAAGAGCGCGACAGCAGGCATGAAAACAGCTATCGCTGTTCTTTATCCTCAGGTGCTAGCTTCGGTGCGATCGGGGACAAGCGCATCAGGTGGTGTCTCGACGAGCACCATAGTGCTCGATGCGTCCGCATCCGCCATTAATGACTACTACAACGGCATGATCTGCAAGGCGACGATCGACACACTGATCGAGGTGCGCCGTATTACAGATTATGTCGGATCGACGCAGACATGCACCGTTTCGCCAGACTGGAACGTAGCGCCAGATAACAACGACACCTTCGATATCCTGCTGCCAAAGGATGCGGTGTTGGTTTTCCCAGACTCGGTGTGGGATGTCGACGCCACTGCGCACCAGACGGCAGGAACCTTCGGCAAGGCGATCGGTGATCCGCTCGCCGCCACAAACTCCCTAATTCAGCGCACGCCAGACGCTGTTGCTGGCGCGACAAACGGTCTATTCATCGCGGGCACGAACGCCGCGACTACGGTCACGACGTCGCTGACGACCACCTTCACAGGCAACCTGACTGGTTCTGTCGGATCGGTTACGGGCGCCGTTGGTAGCGTTACAGGACTGACCAATGCGACGATTTCAGATGCCGTATGGGACAAAGACGCTACTGCTCATCAGACGCAGGGCACATTCGGCCAAGCGATTGGTGATCCAGCGGCGGACGCATCGACCATCTGGGGTCTCGCCAAAACCAATCTCGACACGACTGTCTCAAGCAGAGCGTCGCAGGCAAGCGTCGATGCCGTCGATAACTTCGTCGATACCGAGATTTCTGACATCCAAGCTCGCTTGCCGGCCGCGCTGGTGGGAGGTCGCATCGATGCCAGTGTCGGTGCGATGGCTGCCAACGTCATGACGGCGGCCGCTGCCGCTGCCGACCTTGGGACGGAGATTGCGAATGCCGTCGGCGCTAAGGCAGTCGCGGCTTGCACATCTGTCCCTGCGGCTAACGCCAGCATAGAGGTGACGCTTGGCTACATCCTGGCAGAGCTTCGCAACCTCAAGACTCTAAACCGCACTACCGGTGTCGAGACGCTGAAGCAAGACGACGGGACGACAAATATCGGGACCAGGACAGTTACCGATGACGGCACCACATTTACTCGGCCAGAACTTGCTTAATTAGGACTACACACGAACAATGGCACTATCGATCCCACAGGCGGCTTCAGCCATCGGAGTTCTTTGGTTGGATGCGCCTGCGGCCTTTGCCGCTGAGGACGGCCCGCATATCCTGCGGATGTACCGCTTCGACTTCACTGGCGCAGAACCTCCCGTCGAGCCGCCTGCTGCAGAGTCGGGGCCAGGCACAGCACACGGTGGTAGCGCGTGGGAGTATCGCAAGGAAGAGCATTACCTGCCCGAGAAATCCAAGACCACAAAAAGGGTGGACAAATCCGGCGCAATCTTTCAGCATGATGACGAAAATGCCATTGCGGTTGTGCTAGCTGCGTTGATGTGAGATGAAGCGTCGTTACATTTGGTCCCGCGAGCAAGGTAACTGGGTTGAGAAGCTTCCATTTTCTGGGGTCAATGCCTCCCCCGCCCCAGTTGTTTGGAATGATCTCCCCGGTTACCTTAGCCCGTGCGGAACAGGATACGTCGAGGGACGAGCCGCGCGCAGGGAAGACCTGAAGCGCAACAACTGCATCGATGCGCGCGACATCGGCAATGTTTCGGATGGCCGTTTAGTCGAAACTCCCGGTCACCCGGACTACGATCCAGATTACGCAAAGGATTACGAACGAGACAGGAGTGAGCGTGTCGGTGAAAGAGTGCTCACAGACTGGCCAGACGAGTGCAAGCGGGCGTTTAGGGGCAGGCGATGACCAAACTTTATGATGCCATCAAAGCAGCCGCCGCTGAAGTGAATGGCGTCGAGGCCGAAGAGGTTCCTGAGGTTGAAGCGGTTCCTGAGGTTGAAGCGCAAGAGGACAGCGCTCCCGAAGAGGCCGTAGAGGATACGACAGAGATTGACGAGCCTGCAGCCGAGCAATCGCAAGGCGATCTCGACCCGGCTCCGTCATCGTGGGGCGCGAGCGTAAAAGCCGCTTGGGCGAAACTTCCCCCTGAGGTCCGTAGGGAGCTTAGCAAGAGGGAAAAAGACATCGCCAAGGAGACTACGCAGCGTTTCCAGCGCGAGAGCACATACAAGGCCATTGATCAAGCTTTGCAGCCAATCCGGCAGCAGTTGGAGATGAATGGGGTTTCGTCGGACCGCTATGTTGCGCAACTTGTCGCGGTCAACCAATCTCTCATCCAGAACCCTGTCGAGACGCTGAAATGGCTTGCTGGCCAGTATGGAGTCGATCTCACTTCACTGGCGCAGGCCCAGGCGCAGTCTGGTCAAGCGTCGAACGATGATCCATATGCGCAGCGCTATTCAGAGCTTGCTGCACGCATGGCGAATGTCGAGAATTCCCGCCGTCAGGCCGAAGAGGCATCGGCGGCAGAGCAGGTTCGCTCCTTCATGAGCGATCCGGCGAACAAGTACGCAGAGGAGGTCCGCCAAACGATGGGGCAACTCATCATTGCGAACCAGAACCTCACCATGAAAGATGCGTACGAGCAAGCCATTTGGGTAAATCCAGATGTGCGTCAGAAAATCCTTGCAGAGAAAGCCGCAGAGAAGGTCGCGAAGGCCAGAAAGGCATCGTCTCTGAATGTTCGATCGAACGGGCAAACGCACGTTGAGGAAGAGCCCAAAACGCTCAAGGACGAAATTCGTCGTGCTGCACAGCATGTGAAGGAGCGCGCTGCATCACGGTGATTGAGGCATGGCAAATCCAAACACGTCGTTTACCGAAATCACAATCTCTACCCTTTTCAACCGGAAAGGCGAGATTGCTGATAACGTAAGCGAAAACAACGCTCTACTAACGTACCTCAAAAAGCGAGGTAAGATCACAACCCTAGACGGCGGTACTCAGATTGAGTGCCCGCTGGACTTCACTGAAAACACCACATACCTGCGGTTCTCGGGTCTTGACCCGCTGACCGTCTCTCAGGATGACGTCCTGACAAACGCAGCCTACTCGTGGGTTAATGCGGCTGTCTGCGTCATCGCGTCCGGCGAAGAGCTTCGCAAGAACAGCGGCGAAGAGCGGCTTTTCAGGCTCATCGAAGCGCGCATCAACAACGCCAAGCGTACAGCCGCCAACAACATGTCGGTTGACATCTACTCGACAGGCGCTTTGGCGAACCAAGTCGGCGGTCTCGGTGCAATCATCACGTCGGATGGCACAGGCACCGTCGGCGGCATCAACAGCGCGACATACAGCAACTGGGCAAACCAGTTCAGTGTCGTGTCTGCGGTGTCTGCGGGCAACATCGTCGGAAAGATGAACACCCTGTGGATGTCGTGTGTCCGTGGCGTTGACAAGCCAAACCTTGTTGTGTCGTCCCACGACTACTACAGCTTCTTCTGGTCATCGCAGCAGGAATTACAGCGGTACTCTGACGCCGATATGGCTAACACAGGCTTCAAGACGCTGAAGTATACTGGCGTGGACGCGCTTTTCGACAGCAACTCCAACTTCTCCACAACGGGGAAGAAGATGTACATGCTAAATCTGAACTTCCTTGAGTTCACGATGCATGAAGCTGCGCAGTGGACGGTTGCCGAGGAGCGAATCCCGACCGCTCAGGATGCCGTGATCATTCCGATCCTATTCATGGGCAATCTCGTTTGCAGCAACCGCTCGCTGCAAGGCGTGATGGTCGACACCTAGGAAAGGAGAGCTATCAATGGCATTTAGCATCACCGGACAGGGTGGCCTCGTCGGCTTTCAGCCGATTTCCACCAATTCCACAACCCAGAAGCACCGCCTTGGCATTCGCGTCAAGGGGTACGACGCAACCCTTGGGGAAGGTGAGTTCATCTACCTAAAGGGCGTCGCCAGCACTGTTGTCGGCTCGCTTGTCGAGTACAGCGATTCTGACTTCGATACGACGCTGACACCAGACACCGCTGCAACGGGCCGCCCTGTTGCTGTGGCAATGTCTGCGTGCGTGGCGAATGAGTTCGGCTGGTATCAGGTCTTCGGCCTTGCAACCATCAAGAAGACGGCCGTTGTCGTCAATCCTGGCAAGGTCAAGATTTACCAGTCTGCAACAACCGGTCGCATCATGCCGACGGCGGCTTCGTCGAAGATGATTTGGGGATGCATTGCTGCGAATGCAGCAACGGTAGCAGCGGCAACGTCAACTGTTATCTGCCAAATCTCGTATCCGCAGATGAGTGGGGTTGTTGTCTAATGACTGAGCCAATTTGGCTCCCTATGCCTTGCAACGCAACAGACGAGAATTTGTCTGCGAACATCCGGGCGGCGGTGCAATCCCGCCGCCCACTTTTCAAGGCGGCGATGCCTCATGCCGGCAAGGCGATCCTCGTCGGTGGTGGTCCGTCTGCTGTTGAAGGGCTGCCGTTCATCCGCGGGCTTCAGAACGAAGGCGTCATTTTCGCTCTGAACGGCGCGGGGCATTGGCTTGTCTCAAAAGGTATCACCCCTGATTTTGTGGTCGTGCTCGATGCGCGGCCGTTCAATAAGCGATTCGTTGAGGGATTGCCGAAGAAAACGCACCTGCTGTTGGCATCGCAGGTCGATCCAGATCTTTGGCTTGGCCGCAATAAGAAAGATGTCACGTTCTGGCACGCCGGCAGAGATGGCGGAGACGTTGTCGAGGAACGCCAGACGCTGCTGATCGTCGGCGGGCAGACAGTAGGCCTCAGGTGCATGCACCTTGCCTTCGCTCTTGGCTTCAGGGAACTGCATCTATTCGGATACGATAGCTCCCTGTCAGGCGAGAAGCTGCACGCTTACTATCAACCGGAGAATAGCATAGAAGGTGCCGGGGAGATTATCGCAGACGGTCGGAAGTTCATCACCACGGCAGCGATGGCCAAGCAGAGCTACGATTTCCAGGAAATCAGCCGCTGGCTTGCCGAGCAGGGCACGTGGATTGGGGTCTATGGCGACGGCCTTCTTCAGACGGTTGCCAGGGTCATGCAGAGGCTTTCTGAGAGGAAAGTGTCAGGCGGCACATTCACAACGAACTACGATCTCGGGATCATGGCTTCGTCGTGGGACTACCAGTTGTGGCTGATCCTCGTCATGATGTGGGCGAGGGGGCACGGATATGACGACGTAGCGGTGCACTTCATTCCTGGCGTTCGTCACGACGGCCTGCCGGGAGATTACGATAACCGCAGACAGATGGTCGAAGGAGTCATCAAGCCACTTACGCGGCTCTACGGAGCGTCGATCTCAGACGCAGAAGGTGAAGACATCGGAATTACAGGACTGATGCGAGATTGTGTGCAGGCTTTCGCATGCGGCGGAGCGTTCCCAAAGCTTCAAATCCCCAATGGCATCAACATCCCCAACCGCCCGTATATCACCATCACGCTCCGCGAGGCCGATCATTGGCCACAACGGAATTCCAACATTCCGGCGTGGCTGAAGTTCGCGCATGATATCGACAGCAAAAAGTATGATGTTGTTTTTGTTCGCGACACTGCGCGAGCGTTTGAGGAAATCAACGGATTTAGGGTGTTCCCATCTGCCTCCCGGCATGTGCCAGCAAGGGCAGCGCTATATAACGGCGCGGAGATGAACTTCTTTACCAACAACGGCCCGCAAGCTCTGTGCATCTTTGGAGGCATGCCGTTCATTAGCTTCAAGCAGCAGCCCCCAGATTATCCGCCAGCGTCTGACGATTGGATCAGATGCTTCATGGGCATTGAATCCGGTCAACAGCTTCCGTGGTTCACGGCCAAACAGAAACTTACGTGGTCTGATGACACGTACGATAACATCTCCGAAGAATGGGAGAAAATGCAGCTATGCCAATGACCCCTAAGGGCCGGAAGATCATGAAGGCCATGAAGTCCGAATACGGCGATGAGAAGGGCGAGAAAGTTTTCTACGCGTCTAAAAACGCTGGTAAGATCAGCGGCGTAGAAGGTAAACGCCCTAAGGCGGGGCGTGGCCATAAATGGGGCAGAATGACATGATTATCGGTGGTGAAGACGCACTTCGTCAGAAGTGGATGGATCGGAAGAAGCCAGCAATCTGGCCTGAGTTTTTCGTAAAGGCTGTTGAGGACCCATCAGCGTCCGCAGAAGCGGGGCGCGTTGTGTTCCGCGACGAAGAGTGGTGCAACATGCACCACAAGGGAGAGGTCCCTCGCATTATTCCGGAGAGCGTCAAGCGCCTTAAGCAGGACAGGAACATCTGGCCGTACATAGCTGTCGCATATGAGGCATGGAGGGCCGGCAAGGAAGAGGTGGCCGACGGCATCGACCTAAAGACGTGGCCACTCATCACGCCAGCTCAACTGCGGAACTGCCAGAACATGAACCTTCGATCTGTCGAGGACTTGGCGACGCTTCCTGATGGCGGTGTCTCCAAGATTGGTCCTGGCGGTCGAGACTTGCAGCGCAAGGCAATAAGGTGGCTTGAGGGGGCAAACGACGCCGGAAAGGCAGCCATCGCAGCCGCCAATCTGCAGCGGCAGAATGAAGAGATGGCGGCTGATTTGGAAAACATTAAGGCCCAGTTGGCTGCTCTGAAGGCGGAGAAGTCCGGTGGCAATCGCTCTAAGTCAGGTTAATCATGCTGCTGATCTAGCAAGCCGCAGGCTGCATTGGATCAGAGTTCGCAACAAGCTAGTCAATCCAAATCCTCCGGCCATTGTTGTCGAGACGGCCTCGGTTTCTGGCGACGCATCAATAACGATCGTTGCCGAAACGGACGCGGTCAACACACAGCAGGACTTTAGGCAGGCGTGCATCAACCTTCTGAATGGTCGCATCAGCAATCTAGACGCAGCGCTTCTTGCGCTTGATGTGAATGTAAACGCATGACCCTACTCTCGATCGTCAACACGGTTCAGGACCGGCTGTCTCTGCCGCGCTCCGGCAGCGTCATCGGGTCAACGTCCAAGATCACCAGGCAAATGCTTGCTCTTGTCAATCTTGACGGTCAGGTTCAGGTCAAAAGGCACGCGTGGTATTACCTGACAAAGGAAGATACGTTCTCAACGACCGCGACTCAAACGCAGGCATCGTTTACCGAGAGCGATTTCGATAGGTTCGTCGATGGCAGCATGTGGAACAGGTCGCGCAAGCAGCCTATGACCGGTCCACTCACTCCAAGTCAATGGCAGGTCCTGAAGGTTCGCACGCTCTCGTCGATCTACCCGGTGTGGCGCCGCACCCCAGCGAGCACGTCGTCGGTCGATATTCTCCCGGTGCCGGCTGCTGGCGAGACGATCGCTTACGAGTACACAAGCAAGAATTGGGTTAGCGGAGCTGCGCAAACCAGCAGCTTCGTTGCAGACACAGACACAAGCTTGATTGACGAGACGCTAATTCAGCTTGGCCTT